TACTCCTACATAATTAGTTTTCATAAAATCGCCCTCCTAATAGTACAATTATACCGAATGTATGTTCGTTTTGTCTAGAGTGAAAATCAGGGTTACTTTATACAACATTAATCTGTATTTGAAAATAAAGAGCAATGTTGTACATCAAGATACAACACTACTCAACAAGTATAATTTCTATTGAATTGTCATGAATAATGACTTTTTGAACCAACATTTCGATAACTGCTCTTTTACTTTCAATACTTGAATTATCCCAATCAAAAGATTTTAAAATATCAAATCGATGTTGTAGTTCTGTTTTATCTAGTCTATTTTTTCGTTCAAGTAATTTTTCCATACTTTGCTTTTCTTTATTCAATTTATCGATTTTTTCACTAATTACATCGAGTGGCATTGAATCTACTTGAAATAAATCAATTAACTTGTTTATTTGCTTGTCGATACTCTCGATTTGCGAACTTATTAAGGATGTATTCGTTTGTGGAGCAGATCGCCTTTTTAATTCTGCCTCAACGTCAATGTTTTTCAAATTGTTTATAACAGCTTCGTCAATGATGAATTGTTGTTGCGCTTTAGAAGAACAACCATCTGTTTTCATCATGTGCTTAGGACTACCTTTTTTTGAGTAGCACCGATAATATCTATAGACTTTTCCTTTACGGCCGACAGCTCTTCGGTTAGCCATTTTAGCGCCACAAATGCCACATTCACATAATCCGCCCAACAATGCAACATAGTTATATCGCTTAGTATTGCTTTGTTTTCTCCGGGCTATCTCTTTTTGAGTTTTATAGAAGGTGACTTCGTCAATTATAGGTTCATGAATGCCATCATATTCGACCCCTGAAAATTTTACCTTGCCAATATATAATGAATTTTTTAGCATGCGATCAATACTGCTAGGTAGCCATTTGTTTTTGCCAGGATAATTTTTTTTAAGATATTCCGATATAGAGCTTTTTCCTAGTCCATCATTATAAAGCCTGAACAAGTCTTTAATCGCTGCTGCTTCATACTCGTTAATTATAAGTTGGTTATCACTATTAAACTGATAACCAGCAGGGGGTCTGTCTTGTCCTCCTGTGTGATAAAAACCCTTTTTTGCACGTTCGACTCGACCAGTAATCATGCGCTCTGATATTGATTTACGTTCGAGTTGTGCGAAAACGGATAGCATTCCAACAGTCGCCGATCCAAAAGCGGTAGATGTATCAAAACTTTCTTGCATTGAAATAAGTTCAACATCATTAGGTCTGAAAATATCTTCAATTAAGTACATAGTATCTTTTTGAGAACGAGAGAGACGATCAAGCTTATAGACAATTACTACATCAACTTTCTTAGACTTCACGTCTTGAATCAGTTCTTGCATCGCTGGTCGTTCTAATTTTGAAGCACTATAGCCAGCATCGATATACTTTTTGTATAAAATAAAGTCTTTGGCTTCAACGTATTTTGTCAGTCTATCGGTTTGGGCTTGAATCGAATATCCTTCAGTTGCTTGTTCTTGAGTGGATACACGGATATAGATAGCTGCTTTTTTATCCAATTCACTTTCTCCTTTCATAATATTGAAGCCCTTAGCGTGAATCGAACACGCTTGAACTCACCAGAGAAGAGATATTTATTACTTCCACATACCATCTCCAAATGTAACAACATATGGACCAGAACCTTTTGAAGAGAAGTAAAAAGTTATATTAGCTTTCATTCCAGCAGCTATATCATTAGGTATATTGTTTTGATACGTGCTCGCATCGAAATCAGCTAATTCAGAGTTACTATCATACATGGCAAAATTTTGAACATTAAAGCTGATAGGTGAACTAGTAGTATTCTCTACAATTGCTTTTACTTCCACAGGATGTTCACCATCTTTTGGTTCATGCAATTGATGATTGGGCGCATCTTCAGCAGAAATGACTGTAATTTTTTCGCCACTACCAAACGTTCCAGATTCATTAAATTTTAAAGTATTGGATGAGTCAGTAGACTGGCCTTCCTGCTTACTAGAATCGGTAGTTCCGAAAGCATCAAGTATTTCATCAAGCTGACTAGCTTTTGTGCTTAATTTTTTATTTTCCTCTTTTAAACTTGATACAGTTGTCTTTAATTTATTTACTTCTGACGTACTGTTATCAGTAGATGAACACCCAGCCAAGATGGCAAAAGAGAATAGAGATACCCCAAACAATTTAACTATTTTCATTTTTAAAATTCCTCATTTCTTGATATAATGTATTTACTATGAATCTCAAAAGAGGTTGAAAGCTCGTGTTGGCTCACGAGCTTATTTTGTTATGTCCATGCATGTTTCTGTGATAAAACGAAATTGATAACCTTTATAATTAAAAATAGGGCCATGCTTTTCCTTTATGTATTGAACAGCATCAACTACATATTTAGGTGAAAAGCCTAAAAATTCTGCGCATTCCCAATAATATTTGCATCCAATTTCCCAAGCGTTTATTAAGTCGTCTAATGAGACTGCTTCATTTGCACCGTAGACACGAGCAGCCTTTTCTTGTTTGCGATTTTCGATAATATTTTGAGAAAGGATATTACCAACTGTAGTTTTGTAATGACCATATTCTTCATAAAGCCTCTCTTTTTTTGCAACAGTTGATAAATCCTTATCAATAAAAATAGTTCCTCTGTAATAATAAGCTGTGTCTTGTGTTTCTTCCAACAACGGAACCTCTTTAACTGGGATTTCTTTATTAATCGTATCTAACAAAATCTCATAATCATTCATAATACACCTACTATTTTTTATTCATCAATATATTGATCTAAATACTTTCTTATTCCTTTTATTTGTTCGTCTGTATATTCTCGATTATCAATTTCTGAATGAGCAGCAAGATCAATTTGCTGTGAATTTTCTTTAGGCTGCGGAAAAGTGGATATGTTAGAGTTCTGTTCAGTCAGTCTTTTTTGTGCTAAATTATATACTTCTCTTTTGTTTTCTTCATTTAACTTTGAATAAACAGGGTTAATATCCAATTTGGAACTAGAATGATCATTTGAAGACAGGTCTTTATTCATTAAGTCTGTGATACTTACGTCAAAAAGTTCAGCTATATCGTTTAATATACCGATTTTAGGCGTATATTTTCCTTTCTCCCATTCGCTTATAGAAGAAGCACTTTTTCTATTTAGTTTTTCTGCCAATTCAATTTGCTCTAAGTGATGCTTTTCCCTAAGATATTTTAGATTCTTTGAAAACATAATTACACCTCGCTTTTGGTAATAGTGTACCATCGATTCGGAAAAAATGAAATAGATTTCATGAAAAAATATTCGGAAAAACCGAAATATTTTTCTTGACTTCGGAAAAACCGAAATGTATAATTCAAGTTGAAAGGAGGGGCTAGTATGAAAAAAGTTAAAATTTATGATTTAAGAAGAGAAAAAAGAATGACACAAAAAGAACTAGCGAAAAAGACAGGTATAACCGAACGGACTATTATTAATTATGAAAACAGTATTGATGCTTTGCGGAATGCTAAATATTCTACTGTAGAAAAAATTGCTACGGCTTTAGGCGTTACTGTTGATGATATTTTTTTAACCTCCGTTTCGGAAAAACCGAAATCGGCTTAAGTAGCCAAAGGAGAATAGGATGAACAAACCAGAAATAAAAGTTGACGTAAGTATTGACGGCATAGATGAAGCTACGAAAAAAGCTGAAAGATATGTCGAAGTGTTGAAAGAAGCCAAAACGCTGGCAGGCGAATTGGCTTCAATGCATTTTGAAATTTCGGTAAATGAAAAAGAGTAGCTAAGAAAAGAAGTTTAATGGAAGGATAAATGTAATGGACTATATTGAAAAATTAGAATTGGTAATATATATTTTCGTATTTTTATTAATTCCATTGGTTCTAACTATTGTTTTTAAAGAACCTCTTATTATTGCTGGTGTAGCTATTATTGTATCTATTTTTGATTTTCTTGAATAATAGTGCTGATTTCTTCATCAGTGAGTTTAATTAGGGTAGACTTCCATTTCTTAAATTTAGTAGTTTCGCTTCTAAAATTAGGAATGATGGTTGATTTAGCAAATTTAATATTAACTCGGATTTTGTCCGATATAGGATAAACAATTACTTCTTTCAAAACATAAGAGTTAGCTGGGATTACTCCATAATTTGAATCCATAAAATTTAAATGTGTAATTTCATCCAAGGGAGTTATGCCTAATAGTTCCTGATTAGCAATCTCGGGCCGTAAAGCAAATTTATACGTACAAGGAAGTAATTGATTCGTATGTCCGTCTTTAAAAACAAGATCATAATAACCAATCGAGTGTTTAGAAGTATTTAAAAATCTGAAGCCGATTGATACACCAGCTGATTGATTTGGAAAAGCCGGCTCTTTATCATAAGTTTCTATTCTTTTTATAAGAGTTTGATTCGTTATCCTAACGCTAATATTTTTTCTATCTCTATATAAGTTTATCAGTGAAATCAAAAGAGCTATAGAAGATATACCAATAGTAATAAAGTCTTTTAGTAATAATTCTTTCAAAAAATATCAACCCCTAATTTTTGTGATTTTTATCAATTATACCATGTAATTACTAGTAAAGGAGGAGACCGCAATGACAAAAAAACAAGAGCCGTTAAAAGTAATCATTAGAAATGCAGACGGTACTATTTGCGAGGACATATCAAAAAAAGAATGGTCACCAGAACGAAGACAGATGATTGCAGAAGCAATGGGGGATGCAATTTTAGAACAACAAGGGTTGTTAGATAAATTAAGGAATTAGAAAGGTGTGTGTATATTGATTATTATTGCTAGCTTGTTGTTTATAACAAACTTTTTAGCCAGTAGAGAAGCAGGAAAAATAAATCTAAGATTCTTCCTGCTCTCATTATCAATAGTAATTCTCATTAATTGGTTATTTTGAATAATGTTATTAATAACACAAGAAGAGCAATTAATAAAATATCTGCCCATGTGTACCGACTGAAGAAATAAATTTTGAAAAAATGCATAACACCGGAATATTGTCTTTTGTTTATTCGATAGTATCTGCTTCTAGTAGGTAAACCGATGTCAGAGCAAACTTTTTCGTACTGTCTATCAAATGTCCAACAGAAAGAATGCCAAAGCTCTTGCAGATTTTGAGTATATTCAGGATCGAACATCCATTGTGCATATTGTTTGAGCGAAGGATAGTAATATCCATCAGCTTTTTCTAAGATTTCATTAATTTCTAGACCAAGATCAGTTATCTGCTCGTCTGTAAGTTTTTTGTTGTAAAAATCATTTTCAATTAATAGGAATATCTCTGAGTATGCTTTTTCGAAAATAATTCTTGAAGTAACTTGTTTTTCAGTTTTAGCAGAATATTTTCCGCCAAAGATTGCACCTAAAAAACCTATTAAAGCTATTAAAACACCCGAGAAAAGTTCATTATTCATAGCAATCACCTCCATTCCTTATTCAACAGAATTATGTTGATAAGTAAATTATACCAATAAACTATAAATTAAAAAAATTGAAGTAAACAGGTAGGTAACAAAATGTTTACACAATTGTTGGATAAATTAAAAAATAGGAAGGGGAATACATTAATGTCAAAAGAAAATGTACAGAAAAAATACCATGAGTCACTAAAAGAGCGTGGGATTACTGATATAGAAGCAGAGCTGATTGGCCGTTTGTATGGGGTGAAGCTTTTAGATGCAGAGAAGAAGCATGATGGCTAAACAAAAATACTTATTCATAATCTACAGCATTCTCATGAATGTAACTATTCTAGTGTGTTTATTTAAATGTTGGCAACTTGCTTTAGCAATTTATATTACCTGGTTCGTCACTACGATATTTTTTAGGAGAGGAATTGAAATAGATGAAAAGAAAAATTAAACAATCGTTGCCAGATTTAATAATGCTCGCAACGGTTATCTATCTAACAAATTTAGATTTAAAGGCAGGAATTGCAATGGCTGTTGCTATGTTTTTAACAACTATTTTTGGAACAAAAAATTCATATATTAAAAAAGGAGATTAATAAAATGAATAAGAAAATTGAAGCCTTGTTGCAAGGTTTACAAGACGAATGCAATAAAGCTGAGCTTCCTATGGTGTGTGGGATTATTGATAAAAATAATGATGCTCAGGCAACACTAGTGGGAGGAGCATTGATAGATCAATCTATTATTTTATCAACATTGACAGAGCTGTTTTTAAACTCTGTTAAAAATGGTACCTGTAATTGTTCGAATTGCGAAGATTTAAGAGAAGCATTTGGATTTAAACAAAAAACAAGTGAATCTGATTCTAACATAGATGATTTATTACAAACTTTTTTGAGAGGTGAATTGGATTGATAGAAGTACGAGGTTTAGGTGACTCAATTTATGATGCAATGTTAGCTAATGCGCAAAACAATGCTGTTAAAAACATTATGGCCGCTGCAAGCAATGGAAAAACTAGCGTAACAGTCAATAGCAAAGGACTAACTCAACCATTCCTAGATTCTTTAGAAGAAGAAGGAGTCAAAGCGGCAGAGAAAAATAATGCCAATGAGATTTTGTTTTATTGGGAGTGGTAAAAATGGCTAATTATGATCGATATGGCCGAATGAGCTATTCTCCAGAATTGCACAAAAATCAAGGCAAGGTTTGGACCTATGAAGAAGTCGAATACTTGAAAAATTGGTATGCAATTATTGGGCCAGAAGAAATGAGTTTAGCGTTAGAAAGAACGCCTGCTTCAGTTATGACAAAAGCTTCATCAATAGGCCTTAAAACAAAAAATTACAGTAAGCGGCTAGGAGGAAGACAAAAAAAGACAAATTCGTCTGCAAACGAACTTGTCTAAGAAAGATTTATTTTACAAATAATGATTTATACCAGTATAAACGATTTTTTCAAAAATTGAAAGGAGCTAGAGAACAAATGAAAAATATTAATTTGAATTTGTCAGAAATAAGCGAAGGAGCTGTGCAAGAAAAATTTGAGCATGAAATGCAACAAGTGTTCGAAAATATTTTGGACTTAAATACTGATCCAATTAAAAAAAGAACCATCACATTAACAATTGAAGTGTCCTCAGATAAGGATCGGGAACTTGTGATACTAGCATGTAAGAGCAAATCTAAACTTGTGCCACGTGATGAAAATGAAACCAAAGTTCTTTTTGGGCGTAATGCCGAAACTGGCTACATTGAAGCGAACGAGTTGAAGTCTGGTACTCGTGGTCAAATGTACATGGACCCCGAAGATTTAAAGGTGAAAACAGATACTGGCGAATCCGTGGAAGATATTGAAAAGGAACAAAAAGAGTCAGCAACAAAACAAGAAGTAATTGACTTTAGAAAGAAAGTGACAAATTAAATTTTTAGGAGGATAAATCATGACAGAAAATATCAAAGAAGCAATTAAATACGGAGTGGAGCTATCAGAAGGACAAGCGGTTATTTACAAAGAAGAGGATAGAATTTTTTATGATTCTAACAAAGCATCGTTAAGAGAACTGTTTCCAGCAAAATACGCGGAAACATTAACAGTAAATTCATTGACTGGTTTAGTGCAGTATCTTTTATCTAAATTTGATCAAGAAACTACCGATGATCCAGACGAACTACTTATTCATGTAGAAAGTCCTACGTCAGTGAAAGTATATGGACGATTAAATGAGTTAGATAGAAAACGAGAAAGTCTAATTAAAGCAACAGCGATTTTAGACAAGTTTAACTATGGGTATTTTATGAATACTGAAGAATTTATTATCAATTTACAATCATTATTCGATAGAACAGAAGATTCAGAAGCGATTTTAAAATTTGCAAGTGCGGTCAGAATTGATAATGGAGCAACCATCAACGATAACGGAGTATCTCAAACAGCAACCGTGAAAACTGGTGCTTCCACAGTAGGAGAAGGTAAAGTTCCTAGTCCTGCCGATCTACAACCTTACAGAACATTTTTAGAAGTACCTCAACCAGAAAGTCAATTTATTTTCCGCATTAATGAGCGAGGAAATTGTGCATTATTTGAAGCGGACGGTGGTTTGTGGAAGTATCATGCAATGGAATCGATCAAATCGTTTTTAGAGGATGCTCTAAAAGGATTAATTGAAGAAAACAAATTAACAGTCATTGCCTAAGCGAAAAATTAATAAGCAGCAAGTGAAAACGACTTGCTGCTTTTACACGAAAAAAAAGAGCCCAACATAAATGCTGAACTCAAAGAATGAATAATATTCTGATAATTTATTATACCATTCTTGGAATTCTATATCAATTCAAAACGTTGTAAATACGGCGTTTTATCGGGCTTGTAATAGTTATTAACTTAAGGACATAAGATAAATTATTTCAGGAAGTGGCCAACATGTTTGTAAGAGAAAATAAGTATGCTGCAGGTGATTATCAAGAAGTGGATGTCGTGCCATTGCCAGACGAAGTAAAGGAGAAATTAAGTAATACATCCAGAAAAAGAAAAGAGAACATGACAAGACCTCAACAACAACTCACAAATGACAAGAGAAGTTATAAATGGATGAGGTTAGCCATGAATGGAAATTTCTTTAAAGGTGATTATTATTTAACGCTAACTTATGACGAAGGAGACATTCCACCGCCAGAAAAAGCCGAAGAAGCAAAAAAAGACTTAAGTAATTTTTTGAGGAAAGTAAGAAATTTATACAAAAAAGTAGATAAAGAATTGAAATATATATGGGTAATGGAATACGAATTGGACCAAGAAGGTAATTATCTTAAAAGGGTTCATTTTCACTTAGTTATGAATCAAGGGGTCAACAGAGATGCTATAGAAGAATGTTGGTCGCACGGTAGAGGAAAAAATAAAAAATTGCTTGGTTACGTGAATATAAGAAAAATAAAACCAAATGGAGATTTTGGGATTGAAAGGTTATCTGGATATTTTTCAAAAGGGAAGCGCTGGAAGAAAGGCAAAAAAGTATGGAATTGTAGCCGCAATCTATCTCGACCACAGAAGTTACATCCCAACGACTCGAAATATTCAAGTCGATCAATCGAAAAATTATTTTTATCCAATGACAAAGGATATGAAGTGCTTCAGAAGAAATACCCTAATTTTTACATCACATCAATTGAATTTGTCAACAACGAACGAAAAGGGATGCATATGTATCTCAAAATGTGGAAAAAGGAGCGTGCAGGATGAAAGCAAGATATTTAGTTGTTTGTTTGGGGTTGCTAGACCTTACGCATGAAATATATTTAACAGTTAAAAAATTATCAAAGAAATATGATATATCAGAAATAAAAGTACAAGGACAGTACATTTCAGTCAGTTCATACATGTATGAATTTAAAACAGCAGACCAACTTCGATCCCAACAAAATTATGAACGATATATTCATGTTCGTTGTACAGAAAAATTTAAAGAGTTTGCAAACTATGAAACAAAAAATCATTACGAAGAAGCAATCAAAGCAGCTAAAAAGAGCAGAGGAGGAAAAACGCTAGATGAATTATGATAGAAGTTTTAAAAGCAAGATGAATAACGATCAAGGACAATTGTTTGAAAAAATGATTTTGCTAGGGTGCGATCACTACAAAAAGAAAGGACTAGCTGTTGTTGAGAAAACGCCAGAACCATTCTCTGTTAAGAAGAAAATGGCAAACGGCGCCTTTGTAGGACAATTCCATAAAAATAAAAAGGCCCAACCTGATTTTCAAGGAACCCTTGCAGGCGGTCGATCGATTATCTTTGAAGCTAAAACGACACAGGAAGATAGAATCAAGCAATCGGTAGTTAGCGCTGCGCAGTCCGATTATTTACGTCTGCATGCGGAACTCGGAGCTTGTGCAGGTGTATGCGTGCAAGTTAGAAAAACTTATGCATTTGTTCCTTTCTCGATTTGGGATGATATGAAAATTCTATACGGTCGTAAATATATGACTGAAGAAGAGTTAAAAGAATATGAAATTACTACTTTTGGTTTCATTGGATTTCTTGACTATGTCGGTGAGGTTTAAAAATGCTTACTGAAGAGTCGATAAAAATTATGTTAGATGGTTTTTTCAAAAAGTATGAAATTATTTTTGAGTATGCCATCCCGATTAATGAAGGCGGAAAACGAGTAATGCTAATCTCTGGGATCGGATCAAAGGGACGTTTTGAAATGAAAATGGGAGAAGACTGTGTTCTCTGGTGTAATACGTTAAAGGGGGAATGGAGATCAATAGACGAATATAGGTTTGTTGGAAATGAAGAAAGCGAGGAAGAGCAATGACGGTTGCAATCAGAAAAAAAGAGCAATGGATATTGGCGAATACAGAGGTCAAAAAATTCACCATTTAACTTGTCTAGGAGAAGATAAAGAGAAAAGAATGCATTGGATTGTTAGATGTGATTGTGGGGTTGTTAGATCCATTCCACGTAGCAAATTCGGTGTAATCAAAACATGTGGCTGCCAGAAATTCGGCGGTGAGAAAAAGAAAGAGTTTATCTATCATGGAGGGTTAAATGAACTAAAACCCAAAAAGGCGGCGTTAAGTAAAGAGTTATTTTATAAATTTAATGTTTCAGGATGTGAGATGTCTGTAGAAGGTATTTTGATTCAAGAATACACTAACTCTGCGACGATGTATGTCACTGAAGCATTTACGAAGGCTGATAAAGTTTTTGTTCGTCAACAAGGAAGAAGATTCGTAGTTAGAAAAAAAGATTTGTATATTAAATAAATTAGAGGAGAAAAAAACAGATGGATGAATTAGTAAAAAATGTAGAAGCGTGGGCAAGAGAAAAAAACTTGGATATTGCAGAATCTAGCAAGCAATATTTGAAAGTGTCGGAAGAAGTAGGAGAAGTAGCCGCAGCTTTAGCAAGAGATAATAAAGATGATCTGCGAGATGGCATTGGCGATGTAGTGGTTACTTTAATTATTCTTGCCATGCAAAACGATATGGATTTATATGAATGTTTAAATCAAGCATATAGCGAAATTAAAAATCGGCAAGGGGAAATGGTAAACGGAGTATTCGTCAAAGAATCCGATTTGTAAGGTTTGGGATGGAAAGAAGTAATGACAAAGTACCCAACACAAGAATAAAAAAACAAAAGAAAATATCAGATAGCGGCAAAGATGGACGTTCGACAATCGAAGCAATATTAGGAGCGTTGGCTAAAACTCTGATTATGTTATTTATTGGTTGGATTATTATTCAAAATATTTGAATTAAGCGAAAGGGGTTAAAGGATATGTGTTTTTACGATATAAACTATGGTGAATACGATCACTTTAAAGAATTGTTGATAAATAAACGTATTGTGGAATGGAATGAAGATAGTTTAATTTTGGAAGATGGAACAAAAATTACCATTGAATGTTCTGAACAAGATTGCTGTGCGGGAGCTTATGGCAAATTTAAAAATGTAAAATTGGACGCTGTGATAACGAATGTTTCTTTGCCAGAAATTACCAATATTCCTGATGACGATACGGTTGTTAACCAAGCAAAAGTAACAATTTTCCACAACCAAAATCCAATTGCTATTGCTGATTTTTATGCTGATGCTGGCAATGGTGGCTATTACTATAGTGTTGCCTCTTTTGTCATTAAAGATGTTCACTATAAAGTTGTTGAAGCATAACGAAAGTGAGTGTTCATTTTGCTGGAGATATATTACACGCCAACATCCGCTATTATTGCGGATGCACTGGCTAGAAAATATGAAGTCGTTTCTTTAGAAACAGCTAGAAATATTGCCAAGAAATTTAAGGCTAGTTTAAAGCAGAAAACGGACCTTTATGTGATTGAGGGAATTTTGATTGATGCTGGTTATAAAAAAGAGCCAGTGAATTTGTAAGAAAGCGAGTGAATAAGATGAATGAGCAAATAAATTTTCTTGAGTTAGATAATGATAAACTTTGGCAATTTTATGGACATTATTGTAATGACGATTGGTCTGCTAAGACAGAGACCGTGAATGGTGATGCTGATATAGTGCTAGGTTTTAGAGTTAAACTAACGAAAAATGAACTGAAAAAAATATGCAGAGATGCCATCGAAATAAGCAGAATTAAGTATGGATATTCCGTTAGGTTTTTAACAAATAATGTAAAGAAAGAGCTGTTCGTTCGTTTTGACAACTACACCACTAGTAAAAAAAGAGATGTCTTTGAACATATAAATTTATATTTTTAAACGGAAAGCGGGTGAAGAAGATGATAAGAAAGTCAGATAAAATTCGTGCATGGGAATTACAAATGATGTCTCAAAAAATCAGAGTTTTGAGTGGTTTAAGTACAGGTCCAACTGTCACATTAACTGAAATAGGTCGGTCGTGGCTTGACCATGAAGCATTATACAACAAACTTTCTGCTGCTATTTATCACAATAACAATTTAATTCATCTGCAAAAAGATAGCGAAGACTATTCTTATAACACAGAACAATATGAAAAAGCTGTCAACGATTTTTGGAAAATAAACGCAGAGAATTTTAATGAACCATGTGAAAAGCGGCCTGTCTACTAATAAAAATAGGATACAGAAAGCGAGTGAAGAAGATGATTCCAAAATTTAGAGCAATAGATAAACGAGGTAGCGTTGATTTTTAAAACCAATAAAAAAAGCCGGATTCCTCCGACTGTGACTAATATTCCCGACACGAATATTATACCACAAGGGGGAGTGGCAGTCATGTCGCTATTTGATGTTAGTAAATACGAAGTACCCAATGATGAAGATGTTGACTTAGTTTTAACTAGAAAGAATTTCGAAATATTTATACGTGCTTACAAGAACTCACGCGAAAAAGCTGGCCAACCAAGGGTGCCAAAAGTAACTCAATCATTTAGTCTCATTCCTCCTTCAACTGCTAATGGGGGTGTTGGAGAAGCTGAAAGAATGCTTATTCAACGTGAGAATGATATTACAGAGTTTCAAGAGCTGCATGAATTATTCGTCAAAGGATTTATTGCTATCTCACATCCATTTAGATCAGAAGTTACAGAAAGACGTAGACAAATATTTATCTTACGGTATCTACAAGGATTTACCGTAAGCGAGATTCTAGAAATGATTCATGTTAGCAAAGATATTGTGACAGATGAATCGAAAGAAGCTATGATGCAGTTTAGCAATGAAATAAAACTAGTTGTTAAAAAGTCGGAATCAACTCCACTTTTATCCGCAAAGAGTCGGAAAAGTTCCGGAGCGAACTCCGTATAAAAAAAGTTATTATGATATTGTCAAATAATAAAGATACACAAAGGAATGCATGCTTCCTTACTTAGCTCTGTGTGTTTATGTTGTTTGTATGCTGCCTATATAAAATTTAAAAAAGGATGTGAAATTCCTCTCCTTCCTATCTCGTTTAGTCATAGACAGCAAAAAATAGGACACTAGCTAACCATTCATTCACAACTAAAAATAAAAGTGAGGTGAATTTCCTCCCTTATTTTCTACAGGTTTGCGAGTGTCGTTTTAATGGAATATAGCTCAGCAGGATAGAGCATCCGCTTTCTAAGCGTACGGTCATGAGTTCGAGTCTCATTATTCCAGTAAGTAGCATAGCTACTTAAATAAAAAATAATCGTCAATAAACAATGTAACTACCTTTACGATCAAATGACGGTTAAGGATTTCCCTCCTATTATAGACTGCACTTTCACCGTGCAGTCTTCTTTTATTTAGTACATAAATTTATAAAGAGGTGACAGCAATGATTGCAAAAAAACGTCTAGTGTTAGATGGCGTTGTATATTGTCTGCCTGGAATGCAGTGTGAATTGATAAAACAATCGAAGAAGTATCACACTTTCAGAAGGATTGAGAAAAATAAATCAATCGAATTTAAAGTGGAAAAAGATTTAGTATCTGCTTTTTTTAAAGAGGGGTGTAGCTATGAGTAAAAAAGAACAGATTAAAAAGCAGCAAGCACAGTTCTTAGAGATCATGAAAAAAGTTCGTGAAGAGAAAGATATAGATGCGCTTGCAGAATTGTTTATTGAAATCATTTCAGTATATGGGCTGAAGATGGATGAGACATCAGCATTACTTTATTACGTTCAGAAGGAAACACTTGAAGCAGATCACAATGCACAGTTCTTAAACGAACGATTGAAACTTGATGTTAAGTCGCTAGGTATTGAAGGTGTGCTGCAAGTGCAACGTGCGTTGGTTAACACTTACCTTTCTAATATTGCCAACAATGATTGATGTATCATCCAAACAAGCACGAGCAAAGTTCTATGGCTCATCAGAGTGGAGAAGATTAAGACAGCAGTGCTTAGAGCGTGATCATTACGAATGCCAGTGGTGCAAACAAGAAGGTAAGTTAACAACTCAATATGATTCTATTCTTGAAGTGGATCATATTAAAGAGTTGGAGTATTATCCACAGCATGCCTTAGATATTGATAACCTACGCACACTGTGCAAGGACTGTCACAACAAACGGCACGGCAGATTTAACTATAGAGAATCGAAAAGAAAAAAGAAATGGGATGATGAATGGTGGTAAAGAAATGTTTGAAAGATTATGTGGAAGATGGAAGATACACGATTGTTGTTGCTCCTAGTATGAAGTCATTAATGATTAAAATTAAGGAACTATATCCTACGGCAGTAGTAACGACTTCTGATGCTGATGGGATCGGAGGTAAGAAACTCCTGGTTGATAAATGGGCGGCTGATGGGCTAGGTCTCAAAGCAGCATTACCAAAGTACAGAACCCAAGATGTTGTATACGAAAACTTCACAAAGCAATTTGTTGAAGGCGGTAATGTAACTGTTAACTTTTCTTCGAAGTTACATGAGGGATGGGAGAAGGCATTTAATCAAATTAAACAAACTACTAGTGAAAGTTTAAGGAGTTCTTTTATTGGATATGTAGTAGGTATTCATGCTCATCCTTACAAAGAACAAGGTGATGAAGACTACATGGATTATGGCAAGCAGTTTTTCGAAGGTAATGTTTGGAAACAAAAGCGACAGGATATCTTGGATTCGAATAAACCATTAACCAAAGAAGATGTAAGCTTCTATTTAAACGGGAAAGTTCCTAAACTTTACATCAAAGGCCAAGAGGTTGGGGTTGCATCTATGACTGCACATTATGTTACTGACAGTGATATGCCAGGAACAAATGTAATCACATTTGTTTATATGACAAAAGATGATCCTAGGAACAAAGTCTTGTCGATCGATCTTAATAACGGAAGGGTGTTTAATCAATGAGTAATGATGAAAGAACATTTATAAAAGAAGGATCAGTAATTCGAAATCTAAATGAATCCAGCCACGATGCCAGCGCTTGGATTCAAGATACAATTGATAAGTTGAATTCATTTAAGCAACGAGTTGATGATGGTCATGTGATCATAATGGGTGGGGACTACAATGAAACTCATCCAGCACCAGACAGAGAACAGGTAACGTACGATTACATCTCATTGTCGATCGACTTCGTGGAAACCAAATCCTAAAACAGGACTGAATAACAAATGAAAGTGGGGACTAACATACCCCCAGTCGAATTATTTTGGGGTCAAATCCCAATCTAGGGAACCGGTGGATGGGGTCGACTAGAAAGAAAAATACAATTTTTTCACACGTGACCCCCTCCCCCTATATAAGAAAAGAAAGAGGTGAGTTAATGAGTAGGTTAGAAGAGCGTGAGAAGCTTGTTAAGAAAGAAAAAAATCGTTTGAAAAAATTATTTAAAACCATACCGAAAGAGAAACTAAAGGCTGTTGATGGACTTTTAATGCAAGCAGCAAGATTAAGAATTTTGTTGGATGAAATGTGGATAGATATTTCTGAAAATGGCGATGTAGAAATGTTTAGTCAATCTGATAAGCAAGAACCTTATGAGCGTGAACGCCCTATAGCCAAGCTTTTTAACTCACGTGATATGAGTTACCAACGAATTATCAAACAACTAACTGACTTAATCCCTGTCGAAAGAGAGAATGATGACAGCGAAAATGATAGTAGCGATTTATTATGATACAAGCAAAATACTTTGAAGAATACAAATGGCTTATTTATTCAGGAAAACACATTGCGTGTAAAGAGCAATTTTTATTAATTAAATATTTGGAAACAAAAATATTGAGCAGAGATGATCTTTATATAGACGAAAAAATGCTCGAAAATTATATTAAATTTTCCGAAAAATACTTCTTTCCATTATCAATTTATCAAAAATTCATAGCTACTTTTGTTTTCATGTACTGGAAAAATAAAGATCGAGTGGTTTTTCGTGAATTTTTAGTAACGCTTGGCCGTGGTGGTGGGAAGAATGGTTTTCTTTCAACGCTAGGTGCTTTTTTTATTTCAGAGTTGCACGGAATCAGAGGATACAATTCAACAATTACAGCAAACTCAGAAGATCAGGCAAAAATGTCTTTTGATGAAGTCTATAATGTAATTCTTTCCAGAAATTTAAAAAAACATTTTAATGCTAAGAAGTCAGTAATTACAGGTAAAGCTATGGCGGCGGAATTTAAATTCAGAACTAATAATCCAAAAACAATGGACAGTGCAAGAGATGGCTGTCTATTTTTTGATGAAATACACGGGTTTATAAATAATAGTCCTGTTAAAGTTCAGCGTTCTGGATTAGGAAAAGTTAAGCACGCAAGGACTTGGTATTTTGGTACTAATGGTTATGTCCGTGAAGGTTTCTACGATAAACAAATTGAACGTTCAATGAAGATACTCACTGGAAAAACTGATCGAATTGGGTATTTTCCGTTTATTTGTAAACTCGATAGCATTGATGAATTGAACGACATGAATATGTGGGCAAAAGCTAATCCAATGTTCAATGAGAAAACAGAATATGCAGAACAAATTTTTGAAGAGGTTAAAGAAGATTATCTTGATTTAGAGGAGGAGCCTAGTGGTCGTCAAGAATTTGTTATAAAACGTATGAACTTTACAGAAGGCAACGATGAGCGAGATGTAACGACTCCCGAAAAATTACTAGCAACAAATCAGGAAATACCTGAATTAAAAGGAATGTCTTGTGTTGCTGGTTTTGACTACGCAAGTATTAGTGACTTTGCTAGTATAGGTTTGTTATTTAAAAAAGAAGATAAATATATATGGTTAAGCCATAGTTTTGTACGAAAAGGTTTCTTAGAAAAGGTTAAGGTCAAAGCCCCAGTTGAAGAGTGGGAGGAACAAGGATTTATAACGATTGTTGATGGTCCATCAATTGATCCGCAACATTTAATAAACTGGCTTAATAATAAACGTTCAACGTATAACATTGAGTTAGTCTGTGCAGATGGTTTTCGTATGGATTTATTAAAGCCTTTGCTAGATAAAGAAGGGTACGAGAATGAATTTTTAAGGAATCCTAGAGGTGTGCAAGCAAAAGTAGCGCCAATAATCGAAGATGGATTTGCAAATGAGCGATTCATATTCGGTGATGATCCACCAATGCGATGGTTTACTAATAATACGTATGTTAAAGAAGATAACCAAGGAAATCGAACATTTTTGAAAAAAGAACCAATTAGAAGAAAAACAGATGGCTTTCATGCTTTTTTGGCGGCACTTTATAAAAGAGAAGCGATTAGTGAATATGTAGATTATTCAGAAGCATTTGATATTTTAAATGAATTAGACTTTTAAGGAGTGATAGTTATGTATAAACCACAATACCTAAATATTGTTAGGGCAACGAAATCAGCTTATGGAAACAATATTGCATATTTCAAAAAGACATTCGTTACTCATAACGGCTATAAATGGGATGTGCCAGCAAAAAAAGAAAATAAATCGGGTCGTCATTTTTTAGGGAAAATAAAATAGAGGTGGAGAATTGAATGGAAAATCAAGTAATTGAAATAAACGTCAAGAAAAGGCTACGTTATTACTTATTAGAGGCAAGTGTATATTTCAAAATTTATGTTTTAAGAAAAGAGGACACGAAAGTCATTCAATCAGCAGAAGAAAAAATCGAACGTAATTTTGATAAATATTTTAAGTATAGTTTTTCAAATATTTAAGTTTTACCAATTTTTGGAAAGGGGGTGAATGAGTGAGTTTATTTGACTTATTAAAAGGTACGTCAGCTAAAAACAAAGCTATTCAAGAAATGTTGGATTTTGAGTTTATAAACGACGTATCTACTAGAGCATACTTAAAGCGCTGGGCTTTAGATTCTGTTTTAAATTTTGTTGCTAGGACCATGTCAACAACGCAAGTACAAATAAGAGGTGCCACGAAAGAAGAATGGGACTATCTACTAAACGTACGCCCAAATAAAGACATGTCAGCGAATGATTTTTGGCAAAAATTCTTTTATACACTTTTAAAAAACAACGAAGTGTTAGTAATTGTTTCCGATGATAATCAGTTATTGATTGCAGATGATTTTTATAGAAATGAATATGCACTCTACGAAGATACGTTTTCGGAAGTAACTATAAAAAACTACACCTATCAGAGAAACTTTAAAATGTCTGAGGTTATTTACCTTCAATATAACAATGAAAAATTAGATAAGTTCACCGATGGTCTATTCAATGATTATGGTGAGCTTTTTGGCCGTATCTTAGAAGTTTCTATGCGAAATAACCAAATTCGAGCAGGTGTATCTATTGATCAAACAGGTAGTTATGGAGATAAAAAGGACGTAAATGGAAGAACCGATCAAGAAAAAATACAAGCATTCGTTAATAAGATATACAAATCTTTTAGAAATAACTCAGTAGCAATAGTTCCACAACTGAAAGGTTTTAAATACGAAGAGTACACAAATAAAACGGGCTCGTCTAATCAATCTTTGGAAGAATTGGACCAAATGAAAAAGTCATTAATCAATGATGTTTGTCGTGCCATTGGTGTTCCTTCTGCATTAGTACATGGAGAAATGGCCGATCTAGAATTTAATCTAAAAGCCTATCAAAAACTTTGTATTACTCAATTGAAGGACAAACTACAATCAGAACTTAATAATAAAGTTTTGGAAAAATATGAGTACCAACAAGGTGTACGAGTGGTAATCATGAATGTTCTTAAACGTGATCCGTATGAACAAGCTGTACAAATTGATAAATTAATTGCTTCTGGAGTATTCACGCCTAACCAAGTGTTAATTGATTTTGAGTATGAAGAATCAGAGGAAGCATTTATGAACGAGCATCATATTACTAAAAACTATGAAAAATTGAAAGGGGGTGAAGATGAAGATGACAGTGAAAATCAAAGTTAATGGGCCAATCATTTCTAGTGATGATAAATGGTTCTATGATTGGTTTGAAATGGAAGCAACGTCCCCTAAAGATGTTTTAGATTTGTTGCCTGCAAATCACAATGAAGATGTAGAAGTGACTATCAATTCTTATGGCGGGCTTGTGGATATGGGAAATGAAATATACACTGCTTTACGTTCCTATGAAGGACATGTAAAAGTAAATGTTGTTATGGCAGGAAGTGCTGCAAGTATCATTGCAATGGCAGGCAATACAGTTGCTATTAGTCCAGTTGGTCAAATTATGATTCACAATGTCGCGATGGGGGCTGGCGGTGATTATCACACAATGGACAAAGCGAGTGAAATTTTACAGAAAGCCAATAATTCTTTGGCTAATGCATATGTTTCGAAAACAGGTAAAGCCAAAGAAGAAATTTTAGCGTTAATGGATAAAGAAACTTGGCTAACTGCAGAAGAAGCTGTTGAAAATGGTTTTGTGGATGAAATCATGTTCGAAAATACCGAACGCCCATTATTAGTTGCTGATGGTGGAAGTGGTCTTATTTCAAAAGACATTATCAATGAAGTGAAAAAACTAAAAAATCAGCAGAACGAACCAGTAGTAATGGTCAATAAAAAAGAATTAAAAAAAATGATTGCTGAAGCAATCGTAGAAGTGAAGCAAAACGAAATTACAATTGAACAAACTATCGAACCCAAAGAACCCACGAACGAATCGCCGTTTGCTAGGTTCTTATTTTAATACACATTTTTAGGAGGAATTTAAATATGACAATCAATTTAAAAGGAATGGTCAATTATCAAGAAAAGCGTAAAGCTTTTATTGAATCTGTAAAAAATGGCGATCCACAGGAAAAACAAAATGAATTATACGAAGCATCTATGAATGCTTTAGCAGAAGACATGGTAGCAGAAGCAAAAAAAGAAGCTCGTATGGAAGCAGAAGAATTTATCAATGCTTCAAAAATGGATAAAGACATTACGCCCAAAGAAGTTAAATTCTTTAACGCGGTCACTGAAACAGGCTGGAAAGATGAAGAACTACTTCCTGAAACAACAGTGGATGAAATTTTTAATGATTTAACAAGAGAACGTCCATTATTAAAAGAATTAGGATTAAAATATACAGGATTACGATTGAAAATCTTAAAATCTGATCCAAAAGGTGCCATTGTTTGGGGTAAAATTTTCGGCGAAATTAAAGGTCAGTTAGATGCAACCTTCAGCGAAGACGATGCAAAACAAAGCAAAGCAACAGCATTTGTTGTATTACCAAACGATCTATTAGAATATGGTCCTGTTTGGATTAAACGTTATGTAACTACTCAAATTAAAGAGGCATTTGCTGTTGGCTTCGAAGATGCTTTCCTAAATGGCGATGGAAACGATAAGCCTATTGGTTTAACTCGTGACTTAGCAAAGGGAGCTACTTCAAACGGTGTGACTACTTATCCAGAGAAAGAAGCAGCAGGAACTTTAACTTTTGCCGATGAAAAAACAGCGATTAAAGAATTAAAAGAAATGCGTAAATACCATTCTGTTAAAGAAAATGGCAAACGTATTTCTGTCGCTGGGAAAGTAGTTATTGTTGCGAGCCCAGATGAAGCTTTGGATATTGAAACAGAGTTTACTTCTCGTAATGCAATGGGGGACTGGGTTACGAAATTACCGTTTGGATTGCGGATTGTGGAATCTGATTTCCAAAAATCTGGAAAAGTTACCACTTTTGTTAGTGGTCGTTACGATGCTTTTGCTGCAGGAGCATTAGTGATCAAAGAATACGATCAAACATTAGCTTTAGAAGATTGTCGTTTATTCACTGCAAAACAATTTGCGTTTGGTAAAGCACAAGACAACAAAGTTGCAGCTGTATGGACATTATCAATTAATGGAGACCCAGAGACGGGGAAGTAGCAATCCCCGTGATTGAAGAAGTCACGCCAACAACAGACGGGGCTGTTGTAAATCTGAAATAACAGGGGAGGGATTCAATGACTAATGAACAAGCATTAGAGTTAGCCAATCTGAACCTAGAAAAATTTAAGAAGCGGATGAAAATTTTTGGAACGTCGGAAGATGAATCGTTAACGGAAATTTTAGCCGCTTCTTTTTTGCGCCTTGATTCTTTGATCAATCCAGTTAAACCAGAAAGTGATTTAACCTTCATAGAACTTGTATTTGAGCGCAGCCGATATGCCTATAACGATTCATTAGAGTTTTTCGAAACAAATTTTCAGCTAGATATATTAGCGCAGTCTTTAAAATATGCGGAGGTGTTCAACGATGATACACCCTAATTATAAAAAGCCTAAAATTAATAGTGGTAGTTTGAAAACACGTGTAGAATTTTGGGGATTTGTTCCAAATGATGGACCAGAGCCAGGAGAAGAAAAAAACGAAAAGCTATATGAATGCTTTTCTTTAGCTTACAATCCATCAATGAAAGACATGGAAATATTGAACGCAAAAGGAACTAAAGAGGGGCTGACAATTAAAATCCGTGATCCACACCAAGACTATATCCCTAGCAACAAACATAAAGTTGTTATTGACGACTATAGAGCTTTACCAGTGGGCAAAGAATGGGAAATCGTAGATGTTTCACCAGATTTTGAAGATAACCGTTTTATCAAGATTGTTCTAGGGATAACGTCATGAGCGAAGTGACAGGGTTAGAAGAAATTCTCAAAAATATGGAAGATAAACTAGGTCAAGCACGAGTAAATAGAATTTCAAACAAAGCTTTAAAAAAACAAGGCGAAAGAAACAAGCAGACTGTTAAAAAATACATGGCTAGTTATATAGATTCAGGAAAAACGCATGACTTAGTTATAAGTAGTGGTGTGAAAAGTAATCCAAAACGAGTTGAGACTGGCTGGGCTTCAAAGGAACGTGCGCCTATCGTCCATTTAAATGAGTTCGGCTATACGCGCTATGGTACTTATGTACGACCTCGTGGAATGGGAAAACTACAGGGTGCAGCTGATGAAATTCAAGCGAAAGCATTTGGAGAGATGAAGTCGGATATGGAGGAATTAGCTAAATGAAAGATATGATGATGGAAGTTTACAATGCCTTGATTGAAAATGAAACAATTAATGAGCTTGTGACACCTCAAAGAATTAAATTTTATGAAGTACCAGAAACTTTGGATACTACCAAGCCTTTCATTATCATTGATAACTTTCTTGGTCCACAAAACAACGCCTATTTTGGCAACAACAAAGCGTTGTCAATTCGCTTCAATTATCAAATCAACGTGGAAAGCATGGACAGAATGGTAACCAAGAAAATTTCTAAAGCAGTTGAAGAAACGATGAAACAAATTGGATTTGGTCGCCTAGATGGTGGCTTAGATCAGTACTTTAACGAAACAAAACGTTTTGTAGATGCAAGACGTTACAGAAAAAATACACAAATTCACGACACCGACTATTAAGTTGGTGTCTATTTTTTAGGAGGAAAAAATATATGCAAACTTATGGATTTAGCAGAATCACTATTCAACAATTGGACAATGAATTAAAGCCAGTCGCTGGTAAGAAACATGTCATTGATGGCAAGCCAAAAGAAGGGGCCGCAGCAAGCTTTGAAATTACAGGACTAACCAAAGAACCGTCAAAAGTTTTCGGATCAAATATTGCATACTACGTGGCACGCAAAGGGCACGGAGATATTGCGGCAAACTTAGGTATCTTAGATGTACCATCAGCCATTGAGCATGAAATGTTAGGGCATAAAAAAGCTAGCGAGGAAAGCAAAGTTTATCATATTGGCGAGGATACAGAGCCACCTTACTACGCAGTATTAATCGAATCAGAAGATTTATATGGTGAAAAACTTGGCTTCGGCATGTATGCAGGCACATTCTCATTAGATGGTGTCAAAGGCGAAACATTAAATGATGACGACTTTACGCCAGAGCCTGGCGAATATGTTTATTCTGCTGTTTCTCGTCAAATTAACGGTAAAAAAGTTACTGTTGGTTTTGCAGATAATTCAGAAGCTCTAGCGGAATTGACAACAGAATTATTTGGTGAAGAAACACCAGCGCCGGAAAAGTAGCAAGCCCCACAGTGGGAGCTGTTACTCCCACTACAGATGGGGCCAATATTGAATTAAGTTAGGAGGACAAGAAATGTCGTTTATTCCACCAGAAAAATTTAGACTTTATAAAAAAGGTGAAACTAATCCTGTTGCAGAAGGTGTTTCACCTTTAGCTATTACAGGAATTGCCGCAAATACGGATGTTTTAGTAGGTGACTTTACTGTCACAGGTGTTGCTACTGTTAACGGTGAAGAAAAAGAATCTGATCATGTCGATGTACCAGCGTTTAAAACATTACCTATTGCAGTAACAGGAATTACCTTGGATAAGACTGAATTAGCTTTAAAAGTTGGTGAAACAGCAATTTTAATACCTACAATCATGCCAGAAAACGCAACAAACAAAGTATATAGTTTCAGTTCTGAAGATACAGCGATCGGAACAGTAACGCCTGTACAGGGAAAAGTAACAGCCGTTGCGGAAGGTGTTACAAAAATTGTCGGTACAACTGAAGACGGTAATTTTACCGCAGAATGTACTTTGACTGTATCAGCAGCAGAATAAAATTATTGATTAAGGACGGCTTTAGTTAGTCGTCCTTTTTTTGGAGGTTAAAAAATGGAACGCAAGATTGAACTTACTTTACGCATTAATGGCGAAGAAAAAACTTTTACACAGGACTTTGTGCCGTTTTCTAAGCGTACAGACTATATCAAAAAAGAAAATTCACTTAGAGAAGAAAAAACAAGCGAAGGATTAGAACCAACAGCTGACGAGTATTTAGAAATGCAAATTCAATTCGTCGCCGATTTATTCGATGAAAAGGAACTTACTAAAGAAGCAATCCTTAACGGTATGGATGCTTTAGACATTGACAAAATATGGGAAATTATCAGCTATCGAGTTCTAGGCCTATCTAAGAAAGATGTGGAAGAGTCAAAAAAGGAAAAAGCGGAGGAAATCTAAGCTGGTCTGAATTTTATGACCTGCAGATTGGTTTTGTCCGTGATTCAGTTACAGAACTTGGGTGGACGATTCGGGATTTCATGAATACTGATTGCTTGGATATTGATGAAATCTTATTGAAAGCACCAAAGAAAAAGAAAACTAAAAAGAAAAAACAAGAGGTGCGACCACTAAGTGAATTAGTTAAGCGTGGTGGTGCGTAAAGGAAAGGAGGTAACTAAGTGAGTGGTGGAACTCCATTAGGAAACATGGTCATTAAATTGGGTTTGGATAGTTCTGATTTTGGCCGTGGCGCAGCAAATGCTAAAAAAGAAGTTCGTTATTTAGCCAAAGAAATGCAAGCCAATGCAAAAATCGCTGATATGGCGGGCAATCAAATGGGCAAACTTGGCACTCGTTTTGATGGTTTGACTAAAATCATTGGAGCGCAGGAGAAACAAGTTGCTGCGCTGAAAAAGGCTTATGACGAATCTTTTGTAGATGGAAAAGCGACAGAATCCACCAAAAGGCTAGCAACTCAATTGCAAGATGCTAATGGTAAACTAGCAAATTATCGATCTCAATTAATTCAAACAGCTGGTCAGATGGCAGAAATGCAAGTCAAAACCACTGGTGCCACTGGCGCCATTTATAATGCCAGCGAAAAAATGATTTCTAGTGGGCAAAAAATGGAAAAAGTGGGCGGAGCTTTAACAAAAGGTATAACTTTGCCAATTCTTGCTGGGGCTGCAGCAGTAACAACGGCCGCTGTGAAATGGGAATCTGATTTTGCAGGTGTGAAAAAGACCAATGATGAAGTTGTGGATTCGACAGGTAAGGTTGTTTACTCATACAAAGATTTAGAAAATGGTCTTCGTGGACTAGCCAAAGAATTACCTTCAAGTCACACGGAAATTGCAAACGTTGCAGAAGCAGCAGGGCAGTTAGGGATTAAAACTAAAAATGTAGTTGGCTTCACCAAGACAATGATTGACTTAGGCGAGTCAACGAACATGAGCGCAGAAGAAGCAGCAACTGCTTTAGCTCGATTGGCCAACATTACAGGAATGCCACAAACGGAATTTGACAAGTTAGGTTCTGTGATTGTTGATTTAGGGAATAACTTTGCGACAACCGAGTCAGAAATAACCGCAATGGGATTACGTCTTGCTGGTGCTGGTCACCAAGTGGGAATGAGTGAAGCTCAAATCATGGGATTTGCGGCTGCATTGAGTTCGGTTGGTATTGAAGCAGAAGCAGGCGGTTCTGCATTTTCTAAAGTGATGGTTGAAATGCAATTGGCTGTAGAAAATGGAGCCAATGCATTTGCAGGGTTAGAAAGTTTAAGCCAACAAACTGGTGTATCTATGGAACAGGTTTCTAGCGCTGTTAGAAATGGCGGTAAAGAGTTAAAAAACACTGCTGGTGCAATGGGGTTAACTAGCAAAGAATTAAAAACAATGCATAAAGAAGCCACCGATGCATCAGGAAAATTAAATGATTTTGCAGAAGTAGCTGGAATGTCTGCAGAACAATTTTCTAAAGCTTTCAAAGAGGATGCTTCAGGTGCTATTATCAAATTTATTGAAGGGCTAGGAAAAACGAAGGAACACGGACAATCTGCAATTGCTGTTTTAGATGATATGGGGATTACCGAAGTTCGTCTTCGTGACAGTTTGCTACGTGCAGCTGGTGCCAGTGATGTATTTAAAAGTGCTGTAGATCGTGGAACTAAAGCATGGGGAGAAAACACCGCTTTAACAGAAGAAGCTAACAAGCGATACGAAACTACCGAATCTCAATTAAAGATGCTTAAAAATGAAGCAGTGGACGTAGGAATCACGTTTGGTGGTCCTTTAGTAAAAGCATTGAGAGATGCGTTGCAAGCGACTAAACCAATGATCAAAACCGTAACGAATTTAGCGGAATCTTTCTCAAATGCTGATCCTAAAACACAGCAAACAATTGTTAAAATGATTGCATTAACTGCTGCAATGGGGCCTGCTATTAAGTTAACAGGTACTTTAACGAAGGGTGTAGGATTTTTAGGCAAGGGCTTTGTTGAGACAATGGCCGCTATGTCTAAAAAAAGAGCGATTGAAGATGTTACAAAAGCTTTTGCAGAGGGTAGTTCTGTTTCTGTTGGATTCGGAAAAGGCATTGCTTCTTCTGGTTCGGCATTAGGAGGATTGACTGCTAAAATCGGAGGAACCACAACACAAATTGGTTCATTGACTAAAGGGTTTAGTTTATTGAATCCTTGGGTGTTAGGTGCAACTGCAGCGATTGGAGCAGGTGTAGCAGTGTGGAAACTCTGGGGAGAAGAAGCTTGGAATAGTTCCCAACGTGTTAAGCAATGGGGAACTGATGTCGGACGAGAAGTTGACAAAACCTTAAACGGGGTGCAAGACAAAACCAAAGCCGCAAATGGTCAGTTTGGCTTATTAAAAGATGGATTTAATCAATCAGATGCTTCTAAAATGGCAGAAAATTTTGAAGCAGCGGGTCAGTCTCTTGAAAAGTCTTTAAATAAAAAAGTAGATGGATTGAATCAATTATTAAAGCAGTTACCAGGAACCGCTACAGACTCAATGAAAGAAATCATTGAGAATGAGAAAAAACTAAATCAGTCTGCTGTGGAAGAAATCCAATCGAATAATAAGCAAATTCAAGAGATTAGACAAAGGGCTGCAAACGAAAATCGTCAATTGAGTGTTTCTGAAGCTCAAATGATTAGTGATTTATCAAAGAATACTGCGGAAGCTTATGTTAATACTCTGGATGTTTCGGCGGAACAAAAAAGAACTATTTTGAAATCAATGACTGGTGATGTAGCGAATGCTACGAAAGAAGAAGCAGAAATATGGTTAAAATCATTAGGAGAGCAAAGGAATGCATCACAGACTCATGCCGCTAAAATGAAAGAAGAGCAAAAAAAATGGTTGAAAGATTGGGGATATAACCTTGATGGTGAATTTGCTCAGAAGTATCTTGAAGAATGGGATAAAATAAACGAAACTACGACTGAAGGTTTTGATAACCAAATGGCCGCCATTGTTGAGAAATTCCCTGAACTAAAAGATAAAATTCATTTGGCTTCTGGACAAGTAATAAAAGAGAGCGGAAATGCTTCACAATACCTTATTGAAGATAACGAGAAATTATTGGAGAATGTTACCAAAACAACAAATAAAGTTGCTGAAAATGCTAAGAAGAACGCTGAACAACTTAAATATGTTGGTAATGAAGCAAGTGAATATGGGAAAATGTGGAATAATCTTGTTCTTGATCCAAAAACAGGCGAAGTCAAAACCAATGCACAAGAAGCAGTTAACGAAGCTGCAAATTCTGAAAAAGGATGGAACCAACTCCTATATGCTTCCAAACATGCCGACCTAAAAAGTAATGCTAAATTAATGATTGCCGAAGCAGCAATTGCTAACGGAAAATGGGACAGCATGACGTTTAAGGAACAACAAGCGCTTTTAGATACAAATGCCAAGAAGACTGTAACTCAGGCATTACAAGCCAACGGAAAATGGGACAAACTTAATTTTGAAGAGAAGAAGGCCATTCTGTATTCTAATACCCCTGAAAAAATGGCTGAAAATATGCTTAATCTTGGACTTTGGGAAGATTACAAGTTACATGACAAAGAAATTAAAGCTGATAACAAAGAGTTTTTAGAAGTACTTAGTGATTCACAAGAAAAAATTGTCAATTGGTCTAATATACCAGATGATGTTAAAGAATTTTACGCAGATAATCAAGATTTACTGACAAAAATTTATGGATCAGAACGAGCCTTTAATGCTTGGAAAAATTTACCAGATGAAAGCAAACTGCTTTTAGCAAATAACACGGATGTGCTACAAAAGATTCTTTCTTCAGAAACATATCTAACAAATTGGAATAACCTTCCAACAGACCAGAAAAAAATGCTTGCCAATAATGATGATTTACTAACAAAGGTAATGAAATCAGAAGAAAGTATGAATGCGTGGAATTTATTACCTAATCCAGTAAAAAAAATGCTTGGTAATAATGAAGATTTAAAAGCAAAAATAGCTGATGGAACATTAAGCGTGCAAACTTATGACCAAGTAAAGCCACAATTAAAAAAATTACTCGGAGATGCTTCCAATGTATCAAATCAATCACAGGTAGGTATTCAAAACTTAAATGCATTTAACGCAAACAATCCAGCACAGAAAATACTACGTGGAGATTCTTCAAATGCACAAGCTGCAGCTCGACAAGGTGGCAGTGCATTGAACACCTACAATGCCAATAATCCAGGAACGAAAAACCTGCGAGGAAATGCAGGTGGAGTTGTCGGTGCGGCTTCAAGTGGTAATAGTAGCTTAAATATTTTCGCAGCAAACAATCCAGTTGAAAAACTATTAAGGGCTAATGATCAAGCGAGTGGACCAGCATCTCAAGCGAAAAATGCAGTAAGTGATTTTAATTCTGGCCCTTCGGTAATTACTAAAACTTTAAACGTAGTAGCTAATTTAGGCGCTGGCGTAGCAAAAATTTTAGGACTCGAAACAGGAACCAATAATCATATTGGTGGTCCGGCAATCGTCAATGACCAAAAAGGACGCACTTATAAAGAATTGGTAATTCCTAAAGGTGGTGTGCCTTTCATACCAGAAGGTAGAAATGTATTCTTACCAGATTTACCAAAAGGATCGAAAGTAATCAAAGCTTCAGAAACAAAGAAATTAATTCCTCATTATGAAAACGGCGTGGGTGTTCCGAGAAACTCTTCGGTTGTTAAAAATCTAATTGCTGTTCAAGATTCACATGAATCGAATGATTTTAGCGAACTTGCTTCTCTTATGCGTGAAATGGTTTCTTACTTAAAAGACGGCAATATTAAAAATATGGAAGTAACACAATATATCACAGGTGCAGACACGAAAACACCGAGAGAAACGGCGATGGAAACAAAACGCCAATTGCGTGATTTAGCGAGGGGGTTTAAATAGTGAAACTAGAATTAGTTTATACGAACCAAAATGGGGAGCAACTCGTTTTTAATGAGGAAGCTCCTTATTTTTTGCAAAATGTGGAAGGTCTAGAAGCGCCAGAAAATGTCGTTCTAGCAGAAGAAGTGTTTGGAGAAGATGGCGCAAAAGTTGTTGGAATCCGCTTAAGCACTCGGAAACCGTTACTAGAAGGTACTTTAATTGGAAAAACAGAAGAAGAAATTTATCAGTTGAGACGAGATATGATTCAAAAAATCGATCTAAAACAAACAGGTAAGCTAACACTTAAAGTCTATGATAAGGAATATGAAACCGACGTTCTACCAATTCAAGCGCCTAGCTTCAAGCTGTATGAAGATAATCCTTATAAGGTTGACGAATGGAACTTATTTTCTTTACAGTTTGAATCATTTGATTCTTATTTCCGTGATGTATCGTTTTATAACTCACTGGTTCCTTTGGCAACATTGAAGCCGACGCTTATTTTTCCAATGGTTTTTGTTCAAGGCGAGAAGCATACGTTTGGTCGCTTTGAATCAGGAAATATCGAAAAGATTGTAAACAATGGCGATGTACAGGTTGGAGCAGTTTTTCATATGAAATGTGTAACAACCGTGACTGATCCGCAGATTTACGATGTGACAAAACAAACCTTCTTTGGATTTAAAGGAACCTTTGAACCTGGAACAAGATTCGAACTTTCAACGGTACGTGGAAAGTTATATGCGAAAAAAATTGTTAATGGAGTAGAAACTAATGCTGTTCCAGAACGTATGGAGGGTAGTAGTTTCTTTCGATTATCTAAAGGAGATAATTATTTACAACTAAAAGCGGCCAACAATTCTCAAAATGGAATTACATGTGAAATGCAATTTACACCATTGGTTAGCGGGGTGTAGCTATGGATTTTATGCCATTGCCTTTTGTAGAGGTGTTCCGAAGAAAGTCTGACTTTGATTATGAGTCAACGGCAGTTCTGGACATATGGAAATCAATGAGTGTCAAAGAAAATTTCAAGTCAGCCAATACTTTTGAAACGGTTGTTCTTTTAAAGTACATGCCAAAAGAATTAATGGATGAAGATACAGTGCTATTAATTAATAATTGCTTTTACTACATTGATTCTATTATCTGCGATGATTTGAGCAGTGGATTAATTACAATTTCTGGGAAATCTCTTTTTGCAAAAGCTGGTAAGAGAATTGTTTATCGAATTTACAATCAAACCAAAAGACCAGAGCTGATTTGCTACGATCATTTACGGAACGAAGTGGTCTCTCCGTCAGATGTAAAAAGAAAAATTAGTTATTTATCTGTCGAACAACCGCCAGCAATCACTAGTTCAAACATTGGTTATCAAAATAGTTACGGGAATGTTGAAGAAGAAATAGAGGGCCTGTGTGAAAGTTACAATTTTGGTTTTGACGAAATTCCTATCTCGAATGGGCGTATTGGTTCAACATCAAACGGCCAAGTTGGAACAAATATTCGTTTTAGAAAAAGTGAAGATGTTTCTAGTGTAGTTCAATTTAGTGCAGAGTTTGAAAATGTCACTAATGAATCATTAGAAAAGAACAACTATGATGAAGCGACTACAGCCCTTATTTATGGAGAAGGTGAAGGTAAAGCTCGTAAACATACTCAAGTAAATAACAATTTGAGTGGCCTCGAACGAAAAGAAATATATGTCGATGCTCGTGACTTACAACAGACTGTTGATGATGTAAAAATGCCAGATGCACAATATATTGCCACATTGCAATCAAGAGGAAAAGAAAAATTAACTGAACAACCAAGAGTTTTGGCATTGAATGGGACTATCAATTTGAATGATAGTCTTTTTGTTTATGGTCGAGATTATAAATTGGGGGATCGTGTAAAACGTATTTCTTCTTTTGGCTATTCAGATACAGTGGTTCTAAATTCTGTAACTCAGACTTGGGATGAGAAAGGCTACCATATTGATGGCGAATTCGGTAACCAAAGTAAAACAATTATTGATGTAATCAAGAGAAAAGGAAAGTAGGTGTTTATTTTTGGCGGAATTAAGTTTATTTTATGATGCCGTTTTGCAAGATGATGGCACATACGATCGTGCTTATACATCGGCAGACTGGGCAAAATACTTTGAAAATATCTTTCGCAATGGCGTCATGATGTCAGTCGGCGAAGCATTAAGAGTGAATGCAGCTGATTCTGTTGGGATGAGAGTTGTTGTAAAAGCAGGTTCAGCAAGTTTAAAAGGTTATCAATATATTAATACGTCTGCTTTTGCAGTACCTATTGACGTTGCTTCTTCAACACAAGATCGAACAGATTCAATTGTTGTTCGTCATGATCTGAACGCTAGACAAGCTTATGTAGCAGTCAAAAAAGGCAATGTCTCTGTAGAGCGCTCAACAGAAGTTTATGAAATCCAACTAGCTACGATCAAAGTACCAAGAAATAGTTCGGTAATCACTGCGGATTTAATCACAGACAAGCGATCAGATGCAAAAGTTTGCGGTTATTCAACACCTTTTGCCAATGTTTCTGTGTCAGGTTTGGAAGCTCAATATGAAGCAATGCTTAAAAAAATTGTAGAAACCAACAAAACGAGTTATGAAAAAATCTTAAATGATTTTAAAAACTACGTTGCAAAAGCACAAACCGATATGGATTCTAATATTGAAGAAATTATCCGAACAGGCAATGGAAAAGTAAGTGCCTTTGATGTCTTAGTCCACGAATGGTTTGCAGCTTTAAAAAATGAATTAGATACAAATCAAGCATCAAATTTACAGAACCAAATCAATGAAATGAAGGCCACGGAAGACCTGCCCACTATAGGGCACAATTTACGTGGTTATCCTAAAGTACAGGTTTTGTACTGTGAGTATGGCATTGGACTAGCAGGGCTGGCCAATGAACCAACAGGCTTAGGCGGTAGCAATGTGAAAAAGATTCCTCACAGTGTAGAATATCTTGATTTATTCAGCTTTAAAGTTAAAGTACCAATGAACTTTAAATTGGTAAATCCAACAGTAACCAAAATAGATAATAGAACTATTCGTTTTATAGAAGCATACAAAGTTATAGAAATTAGGTATTAAGGAGGAAAAGAATGTATACATTTAAAAAAGGTGATGCAGACTACCAAGTCATGCTGAATGAAAATTTTAACGAAATTACAAGCTCGTTAGAAAATGGTGCGCTAGTTGCTAAAAAAACCGTTATTAAGGCGCAGGACTGGGACACAGTTTTAGATGAAGGTATTTACACTGTTTTCGGTGCTTCTGGCGCAAACAGACCTTACGCTGGCGCTGTTTACGGTGTATTAGTTGTTTACGCAGATAATACGTTTATTTGTCAAAATTATATGTACAAGGGTGAAACCTATATCCGCAGTCGACAAGGAAGTCCTGCTACATGGACAGCATGGAAAAAACTGATTGTTGATAATGGCCAATTTGACAAATTTGTTTATAAACAATCGGGATCCCCTGACACTAACGCAGTAAATCAATTAGAGGTCACATGTATCAGAATTGGAAATGTCGTCACGTGTCATATCCGTGTAAACGTGGCAAAAACTGATACTGAACCAAAAAACAATGTATTGTTAATGATTCCAGAAGGATTTAGAGCTACTTACGCAACTGGCGCTGAAGATTTGGGCGCAATATGGAACATTCCGTTCGCTGTTAACTCAACTGCTACACCTAGTACTCAAAAAGTAGTAAAAATGCACCTAGAACCAGGAAACAATAATTATCCAAATCGTGTGACTTTTATGTCGGGGCAATTTGGTAATCAATATGGCGTTTGTACATGGACTACGGATGATCCTTATCCAAAAACTGGTAATGTCGGTCTTGGTACTGTAATCAAGTTAACGCCTAATAGCGATGGTTCACTTACTTTGTAATTATTAAAAAAGCAGGAATATCTATTTATCAAAATTTGGAGGTGAGTCAGTGGAAAAATATTTTAACCACCTGTCAATTGCAGCAAGTATTGTAGGTGGTATTTGCGTTAGCTTTCTTGGGGGAATGGATCAGTTGCTAGATGTTTTGTTATTTTTGATGATTGTTGATTTTGTAACAGGTTGGCTTAAAGCAATCGCTACTAAATCACTATCAAGCAAAATAGGTATGTTGGGAATCGCCAAAAAAGTAATGATTTTATTTGTAGTGGCAGTTTCTGTGAAAGTTGAAAGTATTGTAGGGAATAATATTCCTATTAGGGAAATGGTGATTATTTTTTACATTGCAAATGAAGGCATTTCATTTTGCGAGAATGTATTGGAATTCATTCCTTTACCAGAAAAGTTAAAGGATTATTTTATTCAATTACGAAATAAAGACAAAAATTGAAGCGGCTTGTGTCGTTTCTTTTTTTGTTTAAAAAATAGGAGAGAGGTTTTTAAATGAAAAAAACTGTTAAATTATTAGTTGCTGTCGGAATGTCGTTAAGTTTTATGTTGCCGATTGGCGCAAATGCATACCAAGTGGAGCAAGACCCGATTAATTTTGGCGGATATTTTCCAGGATATGCGACAAATGAATTAATTGTCTTACATGAGTCGGGTAATGGGAACAATGTTGGTCCAAATAGTTTAGACAACGAAGCGGCATATATGAAACGCAACTGGACGAGTGCTTATGTGTCTTATTTTGTTGGTTCTGGTGGTCGAGTGAAGCAGATGGCACCGGCTGGACAGATTCAGTGGGGTGCAGGAGCGACAGCGAATGCGAAAGCATATGCACAAATCGAACTCGCTCGAACGAATAATAAAGAAACGTTCAAGAAAGATTATGCAGCATATGTCAATTTAATTCGTGATTTAGCAACGCAAATTGGTGCAACGTTTGATTTAGACGACGGCACAGGGTACGGAATCGTAACGCATGATTGGATTACTAAAAATTGGTGGGGCGACCATACAGATCCTTATGGTTATTTAGCTCAATGGGGTATCAATAAGGCGCAGTTAGCACAAGACTTGCAGACGGGGCTTCCTGAGGACGGTTCAGAAACAATTGTGAACCCAGGTAAACCAAACCAACCTAAATACAAAGTTGGGCAGCATGTTCGCTTCACAACAATCTACAAAAATCCAGATGCGCCAATTGACCAACACATTAACGCTAACACTCTTTGGACCCAAGTAGGAACTATCACCCAAAAACTAAACGGGCGTAAAAATCTTTATCGAATTGAAAATAGCGGGAAATTACTAGGTTATGCCAATGACGGTGACATTGCGGAATTGTGGGAAAGTAGCAAGCCGACACCAGCAAAAACATTTACCATTGGTGTAAATGAAGGCATCGTTCTTCGCAACGGTGCGCCAAGCTTGTCAGCGCCTGTATACGGAGTATGGCCGAAAGGTTCTACTTTTAAGTATGATTCAGTTCGTGTAGCAGATGGCTATGTTTTCTTAGGCGGTTCTGATGTAAACGGAACACGCATTTATATTCCTGTTGGACCAAATGATGGAAATCCTAGCAATACTTGGGGAACTGGATATTAGTAATAATGTCTTTTAGTCCACCTTATTCAAGGTGGACCTATTTACATAGAAAATCAATAAAAGTTTAATAAGAACTTTATATATGATATAAGGGATAATTTTAAAATATGATTTGCCTATTAAGCCTTGTTTATAATATACTGTATGCAAATAGGTATATAAAGATGTGGGGGGAGAAGTACATGGGTAAAGTTATTTCGGTGATTAATATGAAAGGTGGAGTGGGTAAGACAACGCTGACAAAAGAACTAGGTTATTTTATGGCCAAAAATAAAAACAAGAAAGTTTTGTTTATTGATTTAGACCCACAATCTAATTTAACTCAGTCATTTTTTCTAAATAAAAAGTTAAGACATCAAGAAGATTTGAATGAACCTAAACAAAATTTAAGATTAGTAAGTCAGTCTATTCAGAAACTTTTTGATTCATCTTCGATTGGTAAATTAAAAGATTCAGAAGTTATTTTGAATCTGGAACAAAACTTTACAGTTGACCTTATTCCAGGCACATTATCAACTATTTTTCTAGAAAGATCATCAAATTCATCGAATATGGAAAGAGCGGTTTATAATTTTATTGAAGAAAAAGAGTTAAAGAAGAAATATGATTATATATTGATTGATTGTCCACCCACATATTCTGTGTATACTGTTTCCGCTTTACTTCCGAGTGATTTTTATTTTGTTCCTGTTGATCCAGGTATATATTCAGTTTTAGGAATAACCATGTTAGAAAAAGTTGTTAATGCAATAAAAGAGCCAAATAAATTGTATTTTAAAGATAAACCATTACGACATTTGGGGGTCATCTTTACTAGATATAATAGTGATTCTGATTATTTGGTTGATATGATTGAAACAGCAAAGTCGTTAAAAAATATGTACTTTTTTAAAGAAAGATTTTTATTTTCAAAAAAATTAGTTGATCGACCGTTGTACTTTATCAGTGATAATAGTGATCAAAGATTATTAGAAAATCTAAATGCAATTTTTGATGAAATGGAAAGGAGGATTAATGGATTTGAGAAATGAACTTAAAAAAATTAGAGTATCAATTATTGATAATTCAGAAGAACAAGTCAAAAGTGAATTGTACGGAATTTTTTCTTCATTAATCCTTTCTAAAAAAATAGCACCTAAAAATTCAGATTTAAAAGGTATAATGTCGGAATTAAATTTTAGTTTTAAAGAATATGTTTTTAAGAGTAGAACTATCCTTTTGTCACGAATTATAAGAGCAATTGAAAAGATGGATGAAAAAGAAGTAAGTATTTTAATAGAAAAGTTAATTAATTTTATTGAAGTTGACGATATTCTTAATCAAAAAACAAAAGTATCATACAAAAAGAAAAAGAAAAATATCTTTGATGATATTTTTAATCAACTAGGATAGATAAATGAAAAAGGATATTCAGACAGAATATAAGAGGTATTGTGAATATCTGGAGAGTTACTTTCCAGAAACATCGCTTGCGCATAATAAATCAGAAATCTTAGTAAAGGATGTATTTGAAGTTACGATGTCTCTTTCTAAAATAGCTCATTTTCTTGACGAAGATAGTAATTATTCTTATTTTACAAATTTAATTGAATATAATTTGAATAATTTACTTTATTTTTTACCCTTGAATGAACTAGTTTCATATAATGTTTCAATTAGAAATTGTACTGAAGCAATTTTGAAAATGATTTTTACATTGGAAGATGAAGATGTTGATCATAAATCTACTGGATATAGAACTATGAAAGATAACAGAGAAAGACTTTTGATATACCAAAAACATAAGAACAAAATTGATAATCTTTTTTCAATTTATAGTAACAGATCCAATTCTTTACATTTGAAAAAAGCAAATGAAGTTGAATTGACGAAAATGTTGGAAAATAAGTTATGTCGTCAAATAAATAAAACAGAAATGAATGAAATCAAGCAAGATTTAAGTAATTGCAAAACAACATTATTAGAAGTTATATGTTTTTACAACATAGATTTATCCACTCAGCAAAAATTGAATCTCAAAAGATTTGTATCAAAATCATGGATAGAAAAGTTATACTATTTATAGTTAGGTAGATAATCATGCTATAAGGTTTATTGCACTTTAATGTATTTTTTACTAATATCAATAGATATAATTGAAATAAAACATGTCATAATTGATATTAAGATATGTAGGCTTATAAAAAAACTCCAACTCCAGATAAGAGTTGGGGTTTTATTTTATGCACTAATCAAAGATTTTCTAACAAGCATTTTCTCAATTACAAGTTGATTTCGTTTATTCAAATGACCATAGACAGCTAATTCAGATTGTTCAGGTAGCATTAGTAACATATTTGCTAGCTCGCATTTGGAGACGATACAGTTTATAGTTTCGTCCTGTGTTACTAATGAGAATCGAACTAGCATTTTTGGATACATACTTAACATTCTAATCTTTTCAACTACTCCTACATAATTAGTTTTCATAAAATCGCCCTCCTAATAGTACAATTATACCGAATGTATGTTCGTTTTGTCTAGAGTGAAAATCAGGGTTACTTTATACAACATTAATCTGTATTTGAAAATAAAGAGCAATG